ACTGCATCAGATCGGCAATCGGCGCCGACCATACGGCTTTGGCCTTCGGATCGTTGAACGCCTTGGCGTAGCCGATTCCGTTCGACTTGTCGGCCGCCGCGCGTAGCTTGTCCTTTAGTGCAAGGTCATCCGTGGCCCCGCCCATGAGCTGCTTGACGAAGTTTTCGGCGCGGCCGGTCTGTCCGGTGAAACGATCCTCAATGACGCGGCTGAACTTGGCCTTGGCCTCATCATCGATATTCGAGGCAGTGCGGGCTAGGCGGCGGGTCGCGGGGCCGAAGCGGTCGGCATTGAGTACAGGGACACCGGACGCCTTCGCAATGGCTTCATCAGCCGCCGACATGACAGAACCGGTTCGGGTGTCGGCCCCGATCACTTTGCCCAGGTTAGCGGTAACGGCGTTGTCGGGCGAAAGCATCGTAGCGACGGGGTCGATCACGCTGTTCTTGACCTGGCGGCCCGCAAGGCGGAAACCAGCACCAACGACAGGGAGAAGCCCGCTTAGGACGCCACCCGTTGCGCCGCTGGCGAGCGCATCCGTGCCGGTTTCGCCGCGGGACATGGCATCAAGCGTAGATAGGCCGGTACCTGACATCGCGGAGTTGCCAATGCGCGGCAAGAGGCTGCCAGTGAGCCCCATCGCCCCGGCGCCCAGCTTCGTGCCAGCGAGCGCCGATCCGCCTGCGGCATACCCCCCGAACTCACCAGCCAAGCGCGCAACAGGTGCCGCCTTGGCGTACTGGTCGCGAAGCTCTTTCTGGCGGTTGACGTACTCGTCATAACTGCCACCCGTAAGCTGCGAAATCGTTCCGCCGATAGCGTCAGTGGTATTTTGCAGGAACGGCACGGACGCTGAAATGCCGTTCACCGTCGCCCCGGTCGCGTTCATCAGTTTGTCGATGATGGACGGTTCGACGGGAGCGGGCGACTTGAGCCCCATAGCGCTGGCATTGCCGGTGGCCGCACTGAAGGCCGTGGATGGGTCGGCAACGTTGCCGGGGGTCGGTTGCGCCCCAAACGACGCCGCAATCTCGTCAACGGTGGCGTTCTGCTGCTCGGGAGTGAGCGACAGAAAGCTATCGTCAACCTGGACGTTTCGGCCGTTGATCGTGAGGGTCGCCATCAGGGGGACACGCTCCAGGTTACGCCGGTTGACGTGGTGTTGCCAGCGCCCTGCGGCACCCCCAACGCTGGGGCGGTGTAAGCGCCGCCAGCCGTTGCCTGAAGCTTGGCGTAGCCATCGGCAACAGCCTGCTCGAAGTCTGCGACGGCGCGGAGATACTGGTCTAGGTCGCCGCGGTCGAGCGCCGCCTGCATCCGAGAAATGGCATCTTCGGCCCTGCGACCTTCATAGTCGGTAATCTGGCCGCCGCCCTTCAGCATGTTGCGTGCCTGCATGAACGCCTGCGCGTTCGTCGGGCTTGATGCTGCTATGAACTTACCCATCTCCGATCCGGGATTGACGTACACGCCGCGCGGCCCGACTTGGCCGAACCACTCGTTCATGCCCTTGGCGTTCGCGCGGACGTCCGCAATTGCCTTGTTGGTAATGGTCATCATCTGCTCGGCACCGGGGAGCGCAGCACGTGCGGCAGCGGCAGTCTTTGCATCTACGGTAGCCCCGGCCCTCGACCCGGCTACCGTGCCAGGGTCGGCGGGGGTCATCCCCTCAGGGAGCTTTGTCTGGACAATCGATCCGTCCTTGGATAGCTGCCCAATGACCCAATTGCCCGCCGCGTCCTGAAGCCATGTCGGCTGCAACGCCACTTCCGCGTTTCCGCCTTTTCCCTCTACCGTGCGGAAGTCCCCGAGCACCTTCATTGTGGTGGGGTCAACGAGCTGGCCGTTGATCTCGATGGGCTTCTGCCCCTTCGACGCATCCATCCACGACTTGAACGCCGTACTTCCGTCGATAGCCCCGCTTTCGATGGCGTCCGCAAACTGAGCGCCGCCCGGCTGTGCCCTGAGATAGGCAGCGGTCTTGTTCTTGACATCGGCCTCCTGCTGGAGGAGCTGACGCTTTTCCGCCGCGACCTGATCGAGAGGCGCGGCAAGGGACGCCCCCTGCGCCGCCCGTGAAAGCCCTTCGTTGAAGTTCGTACCAGAACCGAGGCCGCCAAAGGCCGCATGGACTTTGTTCTGGTTCTCGTTGACGAATTGCGCAAAGGGGTTGCTTTTGCCAAGCAGCAGTTCGGCTAGACCGGCCATGAGCGTACCCCTTTAGAGGAAGGAACCGACAAGACTTGCAGCGGACTGCCACCACGGCGTTTCGGCCTTGAGCCCCGGCGTGTCGCCCGTCGAATTGTTGGCCTGGAGCAGTTGCAGGAACCGGTTAAAGTCGGCGTTGTCGACGTTGCCCTGCGCCTCTCCTGCCATGAGTTGGGTAAGCCCCGGCTGGGTCGCGGCCGTTTGCAACTGCGGCAGCAACTGAGCCGCCTGCACCTGTCGATCCTGCCCATTGTTGTACTGCGCCATGTCCAGAGCACCGAGATTGGAGGCGAGGCTGTTCGTCAGCGTGTCGGTGTGAACGTTGGAGCCATAGCGCCCAGAGCCGCCAATCGAGGCATTGACATCGCCCATGATGTTGGAGCGAAGATTATCCCGCACCGCCTGATAGCCCGGAGCATCGACACCGATATTCTTGCCCGAAGCGATGTCTCCGAAGGAGCCAATCGCATTGTTGATATAGCCGGAATAGCCAGCCGGGTTCGCTCCCGACAGCAGGCTTGCAATGCCTGAGGTCGTCCCAGCACTCGGGGCCGGAGCCTTGGTATTGATCCACTTGCTGAGTTGCTTGCCGAGCTGTTCGCCACGCTGCGTTGCAGGATCGCCGCCACCCATGTTCAGGTCGCCTTTCTGTAGTGCCACACGCCGTCCGAAAACGTCGCGATGAAATCGGGGAATACCTTGCGCCAGTCGCGCCCTTGAAACCGGACCGAGGCGCAGCGCTCTTTTCTTGCCTGCCACATCAACAGGTCCATGCTGCCACGCATCCGCTTGATGCCGCCACCCAGCCCGCCCGCGTAGATGATCCAGAACGTTCGACGGTTCGTTGCGCTGTCGCGTGTTACCTGCGTAGCGACATAGGCCGCGCTGGGCTCAGTGACGCGCCAGAACTGCAGATCCCCAGCAATGGCCTGTGCCAGCACATCAGACAGACTGCGCTTGGCGTCGAGATGGATCACCCGGCGCAAATCCTTCGCTATCGCGTCCCATTCGTGCAGCACGCGAGACGGCGGCAGGCGTTCCAGCATCGCTATGCCGAAGGCACCGTGTAAAGCGCTGTAGCGTGCACCACGTTGCCGGCGCTCGCTGTTGCTCGAAGTAGGTCCCCCGCTTCAAGCTGGATCGCGTCACGGTCGGTGTAAGGGGTATTGGCGGTCATCGCCAACGTACCTCTGATCTTGAACGCCGTGCTGTTCCGGTAAATGTCGAGGATCACTGTGGGGGTTCCTCCCGCCACCTCGCAGATGCGGACATATTCAACCGTGCAGCCGGTGTTGCCGCCATCCACGATGGTCTTGGGGTTCGTATCGTTCAAGATGACAGCCGCCGTCTTGAGAATGCCATCCTTGGTCTGGAACACACTCATCGGGCGCCACCTATCGCCACTTCATCGAAGCGAACGCCGCGAATGAAATGCCAGTCCTCGCCCGCCGCCACGTTGACCTTGGCGCTCTGCAGCTTGCCGGCCGACCGAACGCTGGTCGTGCCGTTGGTGTCCATTGTCGCGGCCGTCGTATATGTCGCCGTATCCGCCAGTCGTTCCCGGTAGCCCATCGAGACGGTCGCCGCCGATGCATCGGTCATCACCGTAACCCGCGTCGTGGTGTCCGATGTATTGCTGACCAGCGTGGCGGTTTCCACCTCTGCCGCAAGGTTCGTGCCGTTGAAGAACCCCGCCTTGAAATCGGAGTTGATGCCGAGCAAGCCTTCCTCGCCACCCACCCAGAACCGGCTATCCGGGCCATACGGCACGGTGTCTACATTACCTAGGGCGCTGGCATTGTCGGCGGTGTAGCCGGGGGATGCCATCGAAAACAGCGCGGTCGTGCTGGTATCGACCGGCACGAACTCATTGAGCCGCAGATCGAAGGCCATGAAGCCTGGGAACACGGTTTCGCTCGCCGCGGCCTTTTCCTGATACCGCCAGACAATGCGCTGGTTCGCTGCGTCGAATGCCCCTTCGATGCCGTCCAGCGAGCCCGCCAGTTCGTCAATGAAGGTGCGGTTGACCTTATCCTGCCCGATGACCTCGACGCCGTTCTGGCTGGCGCGCTTGAAGCCGTCCGTATCGCAGAAGTAGAGCGCCCCACGCGCCCCGACGATGCCCCACGGATTGACCGAGCCGGTGCCGTCCTCGAGCTTCACCCGGTTGAATATCTTGCGGTCCCCGGTGCGCTGAAGCAGGTGCACGGCCTTGCGCTGGAGCACGATGGCATAGCCCTGCGAGATTTCACCGCCACCCATCAGCGCCTCGCCATCGGCAAGCGGCTGGTAGCCTGCACCTGCCGTGGTCCAGTTGGTGTGATCGTTGGGAGCCGAGTTGCGGAATAGCAGCGTATCGTCATCGCTGACGCAGCCGAACAGGCAATCGAACGCCACGAACAGCGACTTGAAGGCCGGCGCCCCTGACACGGCATTGAGCCCGGCCGGGGTTTCGACATTGTAGGCCAGTAGCCCGTCGACCGTGTTGGTCATCACCAGGTAGGTGCCGAACTGGCGCATTGACCACTTGTCACCGGACGGGACGGCGAAACCGTTGTCGATCTCGGTCCAGGTGAAGCTGTTGGACATTTCCTGCACGGTCGCAGCGGTGCCCACAAAGACCTTTTTTGACCCGGAACGCAGCACCACCGCAGCGCCACCCAACGGCGTAGCAGGCAACGCCCCTGCCCCGGCCGGAATGGCGAGAGAAGGATGCGGGCCATGGGCCACGCCGGTTTCGTCCCTGCGCATCAGCACATTGCGGACATTGGCCGAGACGCCCGCATTGGACGCCACCATGTCAGGGCGGTATGGACCGATGGGCTGCATCAGCCGTTCGTCCATTCGGATTCGCTCATCGCGCCACCGCGCGAGATCAGAGCCCGGTCAACCGTCAGCACTGCCCGCTTGGTCTGTGCGATGCTGTTCTTGATCGAGGGGATGGCCTCATCGAGCAGTTGCTTCCAAGCCGAGGCTTCCGGCATGTTCTTGTTGTAGGCACTGCCCCAAACGATGGTCGCCGCCAGATAGACGTCGGGATGGTTGGTGAGCAGCCAGTTGGTCGATGCCGTCGCCAGCGCGAACTTCTCCCTGTAGCGAAGGCGGAACGGATAGGCGCTATCCAGCGGCCGGTCGAAGTCGATATTGGTGCCGTCGACTGCCCACTTGGTCGGGCGCCCGGATGTCGTCAGGTACGGGAAAGTGCCATCCGTCGCCGGGCTGATCTGCACCTCGTCGCAGCCGGTCTCCGCAAGGAACAGCGCAATGGGCCGCACCATCGAAACCGCCGAAATGTCGATCCTGCGGCTGTCGGCGACGCCTGTCAGCGTCGTGTCAGTCTCCACCGCACCCAGTTCGCGATTGAGGCGCGCTTCAGCCAGTTTGATCCAGTCGACCACGTTGTCGGTCTGGCCGGCGCGGACCATCCAGTCAAGGACGGCCGCCTGAAGCTCGGTGTAGTTGGAAAGCGCCACAACGTGCTCCCTTTCAGGATGGCAGGATCACGGCAGAACGGCCGTCGATCTGGATTTCGCGCTCACGGTACTTGGCCCATTCGGTCAGGGCCGCGGCATATTTCGGATCGTCGGCGTCGTCGCAGAGAATGACCCTGCAGCGTTCGCCAAGCACATCGAAGAACTTCATGCGGTCGGACAGCGCGCGCGGCGGCCCATCGACAAAGGCGAGGCCAAACTCCGCAGGCAACTGGTCTGCGGTAAGGTCGTACCAGTCATCCTTGATGCCAGCCGTAACCAGAACGACGTTCCGAACGCCGGCCGCCTGGACCATCACCTCGATATCTTCCGCATACCGCTGGTCGTGCTCGACGGACCACACTTTCTTGTCCGTTGCCGCTGCCAGAACGACAGTGGAAAGGCCGGTCCCCATCTCAATGATCGGCAATTCTGACTTCCGTGCCAGCCCAGCCAGGAGTTGCAGGACATCGGCCGGCGCTGACCACCTATTGCCATGCGCCTTGAATGCCTCGACGTAGGTATCCAGACCATCCCTGCGCTCGGTGATTTCCTCCACCAGCCAGCGGAGAGTAGACTTGCCCTGCCGCCGCAGAGACGCGCCCAGGCTGTCCTTCAGCACCATGGACCCGGCGTGGCCAAGTCGCAGTTCAGGCGCAGCAAACACCTTGCCGCCCATTTCGCGCCACACCATGCAGAAGCGGATATCGCCTCCACGGCGCCCGCCGCCGAAATAGTCGCGCTCGAACAGGACCGGATGCGGCTTGCCGTGGTCCTTCAGAAAATGCTTGGCTGTCGCTGCCATCGTTTCGATCACATGCCGCTTGATGCGCATGAACCCGGTCGGCAGCCCCTCAACCTCGATCAGCCCGTCCCCGTCCACCGTGATCTGCGGAAGGTGCCGAACCGGCATCGTCTCCTCTTCGCTCTCGCGGCGATAGGGATAGACGCCTCCTACCAGGTCGCGGTCGATGCGGCACAGCGCGACCAGCACTTCTGGCTCCCACGACACATCGGCGTCGAGGAACACCAGTTCCGTGCAATCGCTGTCGAGGAAGTCGCGCACCACTGCGTTGCGGGCGTCGTCGACATGACAGTTGCCCTGCAAGAGGTAGTAGGCGGATTGGATGCCCGCAGCCGAGAGTGCTTCCCTGCTGCGAGCTATCGAGAATGTGTAACTGGCGTCCGGGCTATCGTAGGCCGTGGTCGCCAGGAAGACCTTCTGCCCGGAGGCAGAAGGGCCGGCATCATAGTATCGGTTCGACAAATGCCGGCCCTCTGGTTCAGGTCGTAGCGATGAGGCCAATGG